ATAGAAACTACGTCGTGTGCCTTAAATCTCTGCTCGTACGTATCTTGATATTGATCAAAAATAGAACAACTAGAAAGTAAAGGTACCAATAGGAATTGTAATCTGAGTGATCGTTCCATCTGCTTCCGTTATCTTTAGTGTTAATGTCACACCATCACTTGTATATTCAATGGTGTTGCCTTCTAGGGTTATTGTACCCGAACTTTGAGGTGTTTCTCCAAAGAGGTTGTTTACCAACTGTCTAGATAACTCAGCATAGACACGTGATTCGAGATTCCTCATGAATCTAGCTAATGTACTATTTTCTTTTTCTCTTTCTATTTCTTCTTGTAATGCTTTGATTTCTTCTTTAATAGTAAGTTTACGTGTGTACTCTTGGTTTTCTATAGTTAGGTAATGAGATGATGTGCCAACACCATTAAAACTAGGAGACTTAAATTTATGTACTATTTGGTCTGACCAAAGGTTTTGACAGAATATTCCCACAAACAACATTATTCCGATAACTACCATAACTCTAGTTATTAAAACTTTTTCAACTTCCTCTTTTTGTTTTTTCGTTGTTTTCTTTTTTATCATCACTCAATACCTCCTGCTCTTTTAGCTGTAATACTGTATTGACTTTTTGTTGTAATCTTATCATGTCTTGGTCTAATAAACGAAGTTGGTCTGTTAATCTTATAATTGTGCCTTTCATTTCCTGTACTGCTGGATCTATTGTATTCGTTATTGTTTGCCATACATAATAAACAAAATAACCTAGTCCTACTACCATTACTACAGGAAAACCGAACTCTGCTATTAATTGAGCTATGTCCATCAATCTCTCCTAGCATCTATCTTCCCGTCTTCTACAAAATTTTCTGCTCTAGCTATTCTATCTAGGTCAGGGGGTATATTCAAAGCACTAGATACGCTTGTATCAATACGAATCATATCGTTGTTCATAATAGACGCTCTAGTAATCAACATTTTAGTAATACCTTGTACTGTTTTAATTTCATCAACTAAACCATCCATAAGTTGTTTCATAACTAAAAAGATAAAATACGCCATAACTAATGCACCTGCAATAGGAATACCGACTTCAGCTATTAATGCAAAACCCTGTTCCATTCCGTACCTTCTTCTTCATTACTGATAATAGCTGTTACTATACCAACAACAATAACACCATAAACTACTGCTTCCATTTCTGCTTCTTCAAAAGAATTAGCATAGATATAAGGTCCATCATATATTTTATCACCGACTTTAAATTCAGTAGCAAATACTTTCATTAATCTTCGCCTTTAAATTTTTTACTTTGTCCTGATGTTCCTGCGTATATTCCAAACACTGCTGCCATAGCTCCTACAACAATAGACACAAGACCTGCTTGTTCTAAGTTAGGTTCAGGAAGTTCCATAAACCAAATAACTACTTTGTAAAGTAAGACTATATAAACACTTACGAATATTCTAGGAAAGATACGCCAAGCGTCTATAGTTTTAGCAAGGTGTACCCATTTAATAAATGGGTTTTCTCCATTGTTTTTAGGAGTTACGTCTATATCAAGTTCTAATTTTCTTTTTATTGGTTTGTTTTTTGCTACGATACCGTCTTCAGTAATTATTTGTTCTTCCATATTAAACCTCTACTGGTGTAAATTTACCTAATTCTATTAATTTTTCTCTATTAACTAAATGTTCTGCTTCTACCTCGTCTTTAGATTGACCAAAATAAGCTACTGCTAAAAAGTTTTTTATTAACGCTTCGTTTATATTTACTCCGTCAACAACAACGTTTCCTAAAACTCTACCGTATTTACCTCTAGAATCTTTTAACTTAGTTTCTATAACAACTTTAGCACCGTTATCTACAGCTTCTTTTAAAAAAGCCGCTGCCATTTTTCCTCTAACTTTTTCATCTTTGTCACGAGTACGTGACTCGGGAGTATCAATACCATATAAACGAACACGAGACTTAAACCTAATATCAAACCCGAGATCCAAAACAACGTCAATAGTGTCACCATCAACCACTCTTTCAACTGTACAACCATATTCATACATTAGCACTTCCACCTTTTTCTTGCTTGTCGCAATCTTGAATTAGGATTTTTAGCCGCTTTAGGAAATTTCTTCATCTGTCCTGCACTTCTAGCACAGTAAGACTTTCTTCTTTTTGCTGCTTTACTTCCCTTTTTAACTTTTCCTGTAACAGCTGTTTTTAATTTACTACCAGGATTCTTTTTTCTATATGCTTTAACGCCTTTCTTAGTCATACCCGCACCACTTTTTGTAGGTCGGTAATTCGCACCTTTGCCTTTAGTAGTACGCTTTATAGACTTTTCTTTACGTTTTGCAGCCATTATTATTTTTTACTTTTCTTTTTAGGCTTTTTAGCTGTTTTAGCAGAACGTTTAAAAGCAGCAGCAGTTGGTGCACCTTTAGCTCCTTTCTTACGCATTTTTCTGCCTTCTTTACGTTTTTTATTTATATTGTAATAAAGACCTTTCTTAGCTGTTCTGCCATCTTTAGTTTTATGTGTTTTCTTTTTCGCTGCCATAATTAATCCTCGTATAAGTTATTAAAAGTTATTGATGGGTCTAGATAACTCTCATGTCCTTCTGCAGAGTGAGTGTGTTGTGAAGGAGTAAAATCTGGTGCTCCTTCTCCAGTCACCCATAACGCAGGACTAGTAGCTCTTACCCTGTTATTTGGTAAAGCAACTATGTTGCCTTTCCATTCGCAATCTTCTGTAATATATAATACATGAGATTGTTTGTGTTGTGCAGGACAATCAGCAATAGCGTTATTCGTATAGTCCACCGTAAACATATATTTACCAGTATAAAACTTTCCGTCTATTTTGCAAAGCCATGGACTAGAACTAACTCTATCCATAACTATGACTGAATGATCTCTGGATTCGCAATCCCAAGGCTGACAAATATGATCTTCCATAGGTGTAGCCCATTCTTCTACAGGTATATCTGCTATTAATCCCTGTATAGGCATTCTAGCCCACATAGCCCCTCCGTGTATATTACCTTCATCCCAATCATCGTACTCTCTTTCACAACCTGTAAAAACAACTTGAAAGCTTAACGACCTGTCGGGTATAGTGTTTACGGCAAAAGCTATTGCATGAAGAAACTCTCCATGATATTTTTGGTGATTAGCAGTAAATTCCCTACGTACCCAGCATTTAAAATGTGGGATATTACTTATAAGGGAAGGCACTTACTTCTTCTTGCTTTTCTTCTTTTTCATGACTCTTTTCTTAGAGCCACCTTTTTTCTTATATTTAGAACTTTTTATTGCTCCGCCTTTTTTATAGCCTTTAGCTTTTTTCATTCCTGGCATTATATTTCTCCTTTTAATACTCTATCTTTTAATCTTATAGCTCGTGGACCGACTTGTATAGCCCAACGACTATCTAACATTTCAACTGCGGCTTTGTCCCAGTTATGGTCTTCCATCGCACCTAAAAACTTTTTAAATTTTAATAACCTAGTTATACCTAAGTTAAAACACATATTAGCCATAACTCTTTGTAAATCTTCTGGTAAATCTTTCCACCAATCCATGTTTCTATTTAAATCATTTATAACATTTTGTATGTCTTTTTCAAAACAATCAGTTATCCGTTCTTCAGATACTGGTGTATCTACATCTTGTCCATGTTCTGGATCTGTTTCTAATATTAAATGACCTATACCAAATGTCGGATAACCTAAATGATCGAGATATATTTTATCGATACAGCCCTCATCGAAAGTTAATTCTTCTTGTAGTTTTTTCATATCCATAATATCCCCTTTTATGGTATTTTTATTGTTGTATCGCCACCAGTCGACACACTTATTTGTCCAAGAGACATTGTTCCCTGAACTCCTTTTTCGGTTCCCGAATATATATCTACCCATGTTGTTCCTGTCCACAGTTGTAATTGTTGTGTTGCTAAATTCCAAATAATATCGCCTGTATTAAACTGATTAATATTTCTCTCTGTTTCATTAACATTTACTGTTGATCCTACGTCAACTCTATTTAAACTTAATTCTAATACTCTAACTAAACGATTAAATATTGCAGGGTCAATAGGTCCTATAGCTGTTGGAAGTTTCGTTTCTAATAATTTAGCCATTATCGTTTACCGTCTGCTTGGGTTTCTATACGTGTAGCTCCTGCTCTAAAACTCATTCCAATAACTGTTGTGTCTGTATCATTAGACTGAAGTCTTAATACTGCTTGTCTTCCTCTAACCCTAGTATCTATTTTAGTAGTCACTGATGTACAAGAGCCTGTTACGGCAGTTGTTAAATCTTCTCCTGGAAAGTTTCTTCTTTTTAAAACAATATCTAAAGTTTGACCACCAGAGCCTGTATCACCATTTCCTATAAATTTAATATCGGGGATAACTCTACTAATAAATTGATACTCGTCTCCCTCTCCTAAATCAAAATCACTAGACTCTATAAAAACATTAGTCATAGCAGAACCATCGTCATCTACACCTGATTCATGGTTATAACAATAACCCACATAATTAACGTCTGTAGACGTTGCTTTAGGTTCGGAAAAAATTCCTTCGTCTAACCAAGCGGTTCTAGAAAGTTCTCCAATCATCCAAATATTTTCTTCATAGTTATAGGTAACATATCTATCTATAACTGTTGTTCCTGAAGAACAATAAAACCAACCTACTTCATTAAATGCTTTATTAACAAAACCAAATATTTGATAACTTTGTGTTTGGTTTAAATCATCAAAAACGTAAGCATCTACACTACATGGAAGTTCTTGAACTTGTCCTGAGTATGTGTAAAAACCTTTTTTATCCATCCAAAACACACCTTTAGGAGTATTTATCATAGCGTTAGGTCCAACAAGACCCACGCCTTCATTAACTAAATTAACCGAAAAAGTAAAAGGTTGACCTACAAAAGTCATTGAATATAAAGAAGTATCTGTCCAAATAAGTGTTTCTTGTCTAGCTCTTGTTGCTCCTACTATTGCTGAACCTGCGGATAACCTAAAAGAACCTGCCGTATTTGTTGGAAGCGGTTCCCATTCTTCTACCCTTTCTTGATCGCTCCAAGCTATAAACATAGGGTCTATTGCTCCTGTTCTAGCTGTGCCTCCTGCATTTAAAGGGTCCGCACCGAAACAAATAACGTGTCTATCTACGTCAGACACCATAACCTGTAATGCTAATGTAGGTGTTAAATTTGCACCTGTAAGAGCTGATAAAGCTACTGCTCTATTATCAGTGCCACTGCTTTCATCCCAATAAAAAACATTACCACCACGAGGGCACATAAGTAAATCTTCTCCGAAGTTATCATGAGACCAAAGACGTAATTGATTTGTAGAACTTAAAGCAGAAACACTACCCCATGTACCTGCTCCCCAGTAATCAGAACCCCAACCTGTAGAAGGAACATAAACGTCTAGTCCTACATTTATTTGATAAGCACCGTCAACCCCTGATCCACCGTTACCACTGTCACTAGAGTTTGCTGTAGCTGATGCAGTAAACGTGTATGTGTTTGGAGTAGGTACTGAAACAACTTGGTGTTCTTGATTTAAAACGGTAGCTGTAATATTGCCGCCTAAACTTACAGCTCCTGAAATAGTTACGAAATCTCCTGTAACTGCTCCATGAGAAGTATCAGTTGCTGTTATAGTAGCACTGCCATCGGTAGCAGCAAAAGTTATTCCGTTTGTAGTTGTTGCACGTATAGGAGTTACGTCATTATAAACTTCACCTTCTTTAACGTAATATTTCCAAGTAGTTCCTAAACCTAAATATTTAGTACCGTTTAAATCTACCCAAGCATGAAGTGCTCTACCTGATGCTTTAAAACTGTTGGGAGAAGCTTTTACCCAACCACCTATTTTTTCAGGCAGTCCTTTTCTAAACCTAACTAAATTAGAATTGAACCATCCTCCCTCGTTAGAGTAAGCAGTTCCTTCTTTATTTATTCCTGGTTTAAATAAAAGTTTTTGTAAAGGCACTAGTATCTCCTATATAAAAGCAGCGAAAACTATAGAGCCTAGTATAAATGGATAAACCCCCCATAACAACATTTCTAATCTTTTAAATTTAGCAGAACCTTCGTCTAATCTTTTTTCGATATATTCATAACGAATAGTACACTCTCTTTCGTGTGCGTTAAGTTCTGCTAATGTTTCCTTTACCGTAGGCATTATTATTTTTGTTTTGCTTTACCTATGTTTAAGGCTAATAAGTCAACAAACTTATATAGTTTGCCAATCCATGCGTCATCTTTTGGTGTTGGTGTTGAAGCCGCTATTAAACTAGCAACCGTTACTATTGTGGTTACCCACATAACTATTTCTACAATCATTTTTTCTCCTCTAAGTTTTTATCAGCTTCTTCTTTAGTTGAAGCTATGAATGTATTTTGAAAAACAGTTAAAGCGGCTTCTATTTGATCCATATCGAACGATAGTTTAGCTTTTTTGTTTCTCAAATCTGTTATTTGATTTGCAAGATATTTTTGCTGTTCAGTCATTTCTGTTTCTAGAATTTCTTTATCCCCGATAACAGCTTTATTTTCTTCTTGTTTGTCTTTATTAGACATTATTGCACCTCCTCTGGTGTTGGTTGTTGCACATCCCAACAATTTAAGTTGGATGCGATGGTTCGTCTTTCTCCTTCACCTTTGAAGGGATAGACCATGTGTGACAACCAAGAAGGGAATACTAATAGTTTTCCTACTTCAGGGGTCATAACAAATGATTGGGCAGGTTTTAATCTTTCACTATCTATAAGAGAAGTTTGCCCATATTGAAAAGCAATACAGCCGTCTGAATGTCCACTTTCGTTGTATAGCGAATAAGTTGGTGATTGAGCATTAACATTACCTATTTGTGGTGGTACTTTAGTCCAAGCTGTTGTTGATATACCCATTAATGTTTTAGTTCCGTGGTCGTGTATTGGATTGTAGTCACCATCGTAACTATGTACTGACCAGGTTTCGTCTATTTGAACTTGTTTAGGACCTTTAAGACTATTACCCGAAGCAGCAAAATGATTGATATATTCAGCACCAAGGCTGCAGATAAAATTATTATACTCAACCATTCTTTTATCATTGTGGTCTAACAGTAACTGTTCTCCTTTATCTATTTGCCCTACTAAAGTATTAGCTAATGATTGTTTGTTTTTATCATGTTTATACTCATCCATATAATCATTAACGCTATCAATCATATCTTTTGGCATTTGTGTTTCTAGCACATATACCGCAGGCATAGTGTGCATCTGAAAAGAATGTCCGTCCATACTTAACTAGGTACGCTAAATGCTTGGTCTGGTGTGCTTTCTACTGGTGGGTTAGTTATAACGCTATCTACTTGACTAGCAAAAACTACATCCCATTCTGATACAGGGCATATTGCTACTAAGTTAGCATTAGTCCAACTACTTTTAGCTTTTAAGGTAAAGTTAGCATTTCCATCATCATCAAGTTGCTTTACTGTAGTGTTAAAAGTAGAAGTATAGTAAGTGCTATCGCCTTCACTACCATTTTCATACTTCATTTCTATATCCCACTTATCTACTTTACTAGATGCATTTTCATAAGGTGTGCATTTAGTTATTGCTTTTGTTACTGCCATTTTATTCCTCCTTTAGAATTTTAATTTCAGTTTTTAAT